ACCTTCGGCAAGCGAGGCAAGCTTTTCTTTCTGGGTCTGTGCAAGACCTTCGGATACATCGCCAAGGATACTGGTTGCAACAGACTCACCGAGTCTCTTGTTTAAACCAATGTTCTTTTCGATTTGCTCGTTGAGTTTAGTCTCCATGTCATCTAACTTGTCCGTCATTGCAGACAAGACATCATATTTTTCCTCAGGGATTGATACATAATGTTCTTCAAATAGTGACTTCATACCTTCCATGAAGGATTCAGTCATTTCAGTTTTAAGGCCACGTTCAACAGCCAGTTCATTCTCTTGGAGCCACTCATCAGCGACATATTCCAAGTATGAATCAACACGCTCTTGAAGTTCAACCTTCATTTCTTCGACTTCTTCTTCAAGTGCAACAGAATACTGTGCTTCTAATTGCTCTTTGATGTCAGAAATCTTGGATTTGAGTGCGGCTTCAAAGATGGTCTTTGCCTTCTCTCTGAATTCCTCGGAAAGTTCTTCACCACCGAGGAGAGCATTAACGTCTTCTTCAACGTCAATCTCTTCTACCACTTCTTCCTCAGCAACAACTTTATCAGAGACTTCTTGGTCCTCTTCAATAGTTGCTTCGGTATCGAGTTCTTCTTCTTCTTTTTTCATTGTAGGAGTAGAGTCTGCTTTACCAGCACCTTTGTTTACAACATCGGATACTTGCTTTAAGCTGCCACCGGGAGTTTTCAGCTTCGCTGAATCGTCATCGGGTCTGTAATTCTCCGGAGTAGGACCTCCGAGATCTTCCACAGAACCTAATTGAGTTCCAGGATCCGCCATTTTTGGCATAGAATCACCCGCTTTTGCGCTAGAATTAACAGCTGTGCGGGATTGCTGTGTCTTTACTTCCATTTCTTGTAGTGATTTTCCACGTGACATTTGTAGCTACTCCGTAATAAACCTGTATTGGTATTATCTTTATTTATTTATATTTAAATGTTTTGCAAGAACTGATTAAATAAATTTAATTTATTTTCATCGAGTTTTTTCTGATCAACTAAGGTGTTAATCGTTGCATACGTTTTTTGAGCATACTTCTCACGAAGAATACTGCCATCCCATACCCAATCTTTTCCTTCCATAATACCTTCAACAAAAGCATCAGGAGCAGAAGGATCAGCAACGATGTCAGCAGCAGTTGCCAACATAAAATCATCACCAACAACGTTGACACCTTCACGTGTCATTTTCAAAGAACCAATACCACGGGAAGAAACACCGAGTTTGACACCTTCTTCTACCAGAGAAGCAGCAATCTTACCCATTGGGGTGTTGAGGATTTTTGCTTTTCCAATAAAGTTGGAACCGTTTTCTCTAAGAGATACAATCTTATGAGAGACTCTATCGAGATTTACGGTAGGACCTTCGGGGTGACCTAATTCACCAAGGGCTCTACCTTTGGCAACATGATTTTCATTATATCTGCCAACTTCACGGCGAAGTGTCTCCATGGGATACATACGACCATTACGGTTTTTGATGTTTCCTTGAAGGAATACACCTTCAATATACATGGATTTCTTGCCATTTCTCGATTCAACAAGAAACTCAACTGATTCAATTTCTTCTGTGATGAGTTTCATTAGGATCCGCCTCCGGCTGCTTGAATTTGAATAAAGTTAACAGTAGAACCAGTACCATCAGAGAAGATGCTGGCTTTTACAGAATTTCTAACCATACCACCATTAAATGTTGCAGTGCTAGCACCACCAACAGTAGATGCACTACTATCATGAGTGATAACAGCACGGGTAGAGAAGTATCCAGGTTGAGAGGAAGCGTTAACTAATACACTCTGAACTGGTTTATGCGAGAAATTTAAAGAGGAAGGAGTAAGTCCAGTAACAGAAACAGTGTCACCAACATTAAAAGCACAACCAGTCCCTTCTGGGAAATGAAGAATGGTTGATGTTCCGGTAGTGATGCCAATAACTGGTTGAGATTTAGGAGTAAGACTCAGAATCTCCGTTTCCTGTTTAGAAACGCTGTAATCATTTGCAGTCGCTGTTGGATCTGTTCCAATAGCTACTGTGACATTTTTAGTGCCGTTATTAGTGATTCTCAAAGAATCAGTTTTAACTGCCATCGCACTAGACTGTGACGATGCACCACTTGCACTTGCTAATGTAGTTCCACTATCTGCGATTGGATTGTGAGCCATTACTCCTCTTCCTCTGTTTCCGTTTCAATGTTGTCTTCACCTTCTTCGTTATCGAAGAGACCTGCCGATGCATTAGGTTTAAGATTTTCAACTCGTTCTGCTGCTTTTGCATACAGAAGTTCTTTTAATTTATCTGAAACCTCAGACGGAGATTCACCAGTCACCATAAGATCCATTAATTCTTCCATTGTTTAGTAATATACTAAGACTATAAGTTATTTATATTTCTCCACCTTCGGGTGCTTCGGTCTTCTTACCTTGCTTCTCTAAATCTGGTTCTTTGGGTGTTGTACCCAGTGCCGGACTACTAGAAACAGCGCCTTCTTGTGGTTGTTGACCAGGTTCAAAACCATCAACGGCCATTGCTGCCTCTAATGGGTCAACAATAATACCGTCTTTGATTTCCTGATCGATCTTTGCATCCTCTTCGAGAATGTCAGCATCAGTTTGACGAATGATCTTACGTCGCACATAATCTTGTGAATAGTATTTGCCAACATAAGGTTCTGCCAAAGTTGCCAAATTAATTCTATTCTCCATGAGTTCTGCTTCTTTGAGTTCAGAGAAGTGGTTATCATAGAGGAAATCAAATTGAATGTGCTCACTCATCACTTCCCAATCTTCGGGAGTAACAACGTTTTTAAGCAACAGTTGAGTTTTCAACATGTCCAAGAACATTGCTGAGAATCTCTTTCTCAAACGACCAACAAACTTACTAAATTTGAGTTCGTCTCTTAAAATTTCAGAAGAACGACCAAGGTTAAATCCACCATCACCTTCGATACGAGAGATGGGAACGTTAAGTGCTTTATAAAGTTTCTTCTTAAAATATTCAATGTCAGTAATTTCTCCTAGGTTTTGTCCACCGGGAAGAGTTGTGATCTCAGTACCACGACCACCTTCACGACGAGGTAACCAGAAGTCCTCCATCATTGACATCATCTTTTTATCATCACGAATCTCACCAGTGTTAGCATTGTACACTAACTTGTTACGATAACGTGACATCACATCACGCAGATACTGTTCTGCCTTTACCTTGGGAAGATTACCAACATCAATATAGAAAATACGACGCTCAGGTGCTCTTGATAAACGATAGATCACAAGAGAATCCTCAATCATTCTAAGTTGATTGAGAGCTTTGATTGACTTGTGGAGATATGATAGGGTTGATCCTTTATTTCTATCAACTAATCCTGAGGTGCAATAGGTGATAGAATCTTTTGAAAATTTTACACCCTTTTGATCACTAGATGCTCCCATGTTAGACATGGGTTGATTTAGTTTTGGTGTATAAACAAAGTATTCTTCCAATTCTGGAAATGCCATATCAACAGAAGCAAGTTCCTGCTTCCTGACACCTAGTTCTTTATTCTGTTGTTTTGCATGACGAACAAATTTCATCTTTGCCGCGTCAATATAACGAAGTTCTTTGATTCCTTCGTTTGGTGCCTTTAAGTCAATGACTTTATGGTAATATAATCTACCATCAATATACCAGTTACGATAAATCTCGTGAGATTTTTTATCAAAATCTAAAAGATCTTTAATATTTTTAAATTCTTGTCTAATAGTTTTCTTAATTCCGTCCGAAGCATTGAGGTTTGATAGTTCAATTTCAACGGGACTATCATTAAGGTCGCTTACAACAGCTTCGTTTACAATATCTTCAATCGCACTATCCACTTCTGGGTGGAGAGCCATCTCTCTATAACGACGAATTAAATCAATCTCAGTTTTAAATGTTCCTTCGATATCAACGTAAGAACCAAAAAATCCAGACGTGACATAGTGGTCATTCCCATCCTCCTGTGCGGGAGGAACGGGACTGACCACTGATTTAGATTCCTTTTCAGAATCTTCAATAGAAAAACCAAACAGTTTTGCCATTATAATATTCGTTGACTAGTATATAGTTATTTAGTTAAGTGCGCCAGGACCACCAGCAACTTCGAAGTATTGAACTTGGAATTCAACAGTGAACTCTTCAATCGTGTTCTCAGTGTCGTATCCAAGAGCGATCTCAGATACAGCAGTTGGGAAGATATCGTAGAAACGATATGATCTCAGAACGTTTGCTTTGGTGGTTTGGATTCTTCCCTGACCTGCATCAGGAACAGCAGTCGTGGTTTCAATCTGACCAGA